TCCCGTATGTCGCCCCAAGGCTGTCGCTAAGAAGATGACTGCCTCAGAGAAGAAGAGTGCGATTGCCCGTAAGAAAGGCCCAAAGCCTATCAAGTATGCTGTGTCTGCATCCGGCAAGCGTCGTAAACTCGAAATCAGGAAGGCTTAATGGACGAACTCAAGGACTTCAGGAACTTCCTCTACCTCTGCTGGAAGCAACTGAATCTGCCGGACCCTACCCCGGTCCAGTATGACATTGCTGACTATGTTCAGCACGGTCCTAAGCGGCGAGTGATCCAAGCATTCCGAGGTGTCGGAAAGTCATGGATTACATCGGCTTATGTCTGTCACCAACTCCTGATGGACCCCTCCAAGAACATCCTCGTGGTGTCCGCTAGTAAACAAAGATCCGATGACTTCTCCACATTTACCCTGAGGCTTATCCACGAGATGTCCATATTGGAACACCTCAAGCCCCGAGAAGACCAACGGAACTCCAAGGTTGCCTTTGACGTAGGACCGGCTCCTGCCTCACATGCACCCTCAGTAGTATCCAAAGGTATCACCTCTCAGATCACAGGATCTCGTGCTGACCTCATCATTGCTGACGATGTTGAGTCACTGAATAACTCTGCCACTCAGATGATGAGAGACAAACTTCTTGAGACAATCAAGGAATTCGATGCTGTCCTCAAGCCCGAAGGAGAGATCCTCTACCTCGGCACCCCCCAAACTGAAATGACCATATATTCAGCCCTGTCAGAACGCGGATATAAGACCCGCATCTGGCCCGCTAGAATCCCCTCAGAGAGCCAGCAGAATAGGATGGGTGCTACCCTTGCTCCACTGGTGAAAGCCCTCACAGAGGACTCAGGGACTCCTATCGACCCACTACGGTTCAACAACGAAGATCTCATGGAGCGTGAGGCTTCCTATGGGCGTACTGGGTTTGCCTTGCAGTTTATGCTGGATGCCACCCTGTCTGATCAGAACAGGTATCCGCTCAAACTATCGGACCTGCTGGTCATGAGTATCAGTGGAGATGAAGGCCCAGAGAAAGTTGTTTGGGCACCTGATAGAGATCGGGTGGTTGAAGACCTGCCCTGCGTGGGGCTGTCTGGGGATAGGTACTACACCCCCTTTGAGGTATCCCACGGTTGGAAGAAGTTCACTGGGTCTGTCCTCGCCATTGACCCCTCAGGTCGTGGTGCTGATGAGACTGCCTATGCCGTGGTCAAGATGATCAACGGGTATCTCTTCGTGACGGACGCTGGGGGTATTGAGGGCGGGTATGACGATAAAGCCCTTCAGAGGCTCGCTGTGATCGCCCGAGAGCAAAAGGTCAATCTAGTCCTAGTGGAATCCAACTTCGGTGACGGCATGTTCACGGCCCTCCTGAAGCCTGTCCTTTCGAAGGTCTACAACGTCACTGTTGAGGAAGTACGGCACAGCACACAGAAAGAACGCCGGATCATTGACACCCTAGAGCCAGTTATGAACCAACACAGGCTTGTCATCAACCGCAAGGTGATTGAACAGGACTACGACAGTACCCGGCACCTGTCCCCTGAGAAGGCACTGAAGTACCAGTTGTTCTACCAGATGAGCCGTATTACCCGTGCCAAGGGATCTTTGGCCCATGATGACCGCTTGGATGTCCTAGCGATGGGGGTGAACTACTGGACCGAGCAGATGTCTCAGGATGCCGATAGACAGATCAAGGCTCGTAAGGCTGAACTGTTGGACCGGGAACTGGAAGATTTCATGAACAATGTCCGTGGCGTTAAACCTATGGGGAACCGATGGTTCTGAATGGGTGAGTATTAGGATACAGACGTATCTGGGCCGACGGACTCACAAGGACTCAGGTGAAGACCTATGAGTGGCTCCCCAAGTTCCCCTTTGTGGGGGGTTTGGGGGGCCTCTGGATCTACAAGGATCTAGGTGAATATAGATATAGGTTTATCTATAGTAAGAACTTAGGGGTAACACCCCCATCAATTCAACAAAGAAGGAGATTAGTTATGCCCGGATTAGGCGGTAGTGGAGGGGATGACGGAGGAGCAGGTACAGGTGGTGGTGGTGGTGGGTCTAAACGTAGTAGATACTCAAGATCCTCAGTCACCCTTAGACGTAAGCGAAAGAACGCTGCTCGTAAACAACTTGAAATCAAAGAACTCTTGAAGAAATACTGATGGATATTGTCAAGGTTGTCTGGTTAGATACTCACGGTCATGATGAGGCTTGGATTAGTTCTGAAGAAGCCACCGCCATGACCCCCATCGAAATGGTCACTGTTGGCTATTTGGTTGAACACACAGATCAAGCAGTGACTGTTGCAGGAACTGTTAGTGATTGCAAGGAACACTTTGGGAATATGAACTGTATTCCTCGGGGGTGTGTCAAGAACATTCTGCCATTGAAGGTGGACTGTGGACACCTGTGCCCCCAAGAAGACCCTGAATGCTAAGGAGAATAAAATGCTAAGTCTGCTGCTGGCTACTGCCTTGGATAGTACCTTCAATAAACCTGATGACCCTGACGCTGTGGCTATGTGGATTCATGATCTAGGTAGACTTACACCCTTTGGACGAACCTTTGATGTCTACATTCAGTCAGGCTTTGATCCTGACTTTAGTTACCCAAATGGTGACCCCCGCCGCCCCTACATGATCGGTAGTACCCGTGGTAACGAGACACCAACACGGTCGTTTGGCTGGTCTATTGAGGGCGACATCTTCAAGAACCACAACGACAGTACCTACCCATTCTTGGACAACTGCCAAGAGTGCATTGACTACTGGGAAGATGACACTGGGATTGAGTGTCCAAGTCCCGGTGCTTACTGGGACTGTATTCAGTCGAACCCATACCAGCGGTGGATGTACCTCGGTGCGAAGTTCACACCAGTCAATTGGGAGGTGGTGAGTTGCTGCCCCAATCAAGGAGACTTGGTGGATCTGGAGTACGCATGGTGTGACTCATGGATTCTGCATGGCGAGTTGGGTAAGAAGTATGGTGTTCCCTTTCCACAACTCAAGTACCCGCTGGTTCAGCAGCAGCACAAAGACTTGATTACCCCCCACTGGTCATTGAACCGAGTTTTGAAGTTTTGGCCCCACCGTGAGGACATTGTGGGTCAACAGTGCTGCTCGTCCCCATCACAGAACGACTACGGCGACCTGATCCGCTGGAACGCTGACGTTGACTGGGAAAGCGAGGAGTGGCCCGGTTCGTTTCATATTGCTAGGTTCACTGGTCCCGACTACTTCGCGTCTGGTGGTGTTGTTCGCTGGGCTTGTGGTAATGGTCATCCCTGCGAACCGTCGTACTACTCGGTGAATTACTATGTAGACAACTCATGTCCCTCAGATCTCAATGAGGATGGCTTGGTGGGCTTTGAGGATCTCGTGCAGGTCTTGAGTGATGTGGCTGGGTTCAAGTATCACCCACAGACAAACAACGGGTTCAACGCTATTGTCAAAGTCCTAAGCGACTGGGGAGCCTGCGAATAATTTTGGGGAAAAAATCTGAAAGGGTATAATATAGAATTGCAAAACCAAATGACCCCCGTGGCCCCCTCCAATTGAGATTGATTCTCAATCGCAACTAGGATGATTGTCGCATGTCACACCGTATGGCACATTTTCCGACAATGTCGCATTCTCGGCCATTCGCGGCGTATTCTAGCGGTTCGGGAATCCGCCATTGATGGATCGAATCCCGCTATTTTGATTGTGTCGCATATTGACACTCTCTACACCAATTCACGCCTATGCTTGGTGGGGCGTTTCTATCATTTTGCGACATGAAATAGTGACGCAATACGCTACGCCATATTGGCCCGTTGATCGTCCCTATGGCCTAGCGGTTCGCATCGACCCATCCCCCACAAAAGACGCTGAAAAAGAAAATAGTATTTTCGGCAATTTTGTCCCGTTTATGGCTGGACATCCTCACCAATATCGACGACAATAAGACCATGCGTATTTCCGTCCATTCTGCCCCGCGTGCGTTTGCGGGGATCGGTACGCACTCAATCGGCCAACGTGGCCAACACTGAAGGATTCCAAAATGTCTATTTCAAATAAGACCGATCTTCTCTCTGCTGTCTTGCAAACCATTGAAGCGATCAAGGACGCTAAAAAGTCTGGACTCGAACAACTATTGACTCGTAACGCCGACAAATGGACCTACGCTTCTGATTGTCTCGAAGAGTTACGCGATGCGAAGGGCATCCGGGGCAACTTTACCGGTGTCGATGTTGAGCATGTGGCAAACCCGAATGGCGAGTATTGGGCGAATCAAATTCTCCTCAACTCTAAGATTCCCGGCGCCGCCGCCCATGTCCGCCGAACCCTCAAGGACGCCGATAAGGTCGCCTATGGCCAAGTCGTGGCCATGCTCGACTGATCCCACAAACCCGCTAGGGGTGGCCTAACGGCGATCCCTAGTCTTTTTTGACAAGTAAATATCTGCTCTATCCGCCCGATTGTGGGCATGATAACCGAGCATTACTCGACGCTTGTTGACGTTACCCGTTCATTCCGGTAGCGCCCATGATCCGAGAGTCTTGTAAGGGGAGCGTATCGCGACGAACCATCGTAGGGTATCGGGAACATTCTCCCGCTATGGTGCAACGTCCGCGAACAACGTACCACTCCAAGCGTTATGGAAGGACTAACGCTTAGTGTCGATGGTGTTCTGTGTGTGTCCGCTTATGCCGATACATTCCGACCCATACGACTGCACGGGGGTATTGCTAAACCGTTGTCGTGTAGTCGATCCAGTAGTAATCTCGGTGGAGTAAGTGTGCCTAGACAATACACCGCTCCATGCGTGAGGCTACGATAGGTCGGGTTGAAATACCCGATCAGGATGCACCCATGCGGTGGCATTCGGATAAAGGTAGTCACTGGTATAAATTATTGTAAATACTGAATTCAATCCAACTCCCGCCAATATGTGCGGGATTCAATTACAGGCCCATGCCATCGAAAGGTGGCGTGGGCTTTTTCTGTTTCTATTCGGTTCGTGTGACCGATGCACTTAGGAGGTGCAAGATGTATTCAATCAAACCCGTTAGTGATGGCTTCGTGGTCATCAATGATCGTACTGGTGCCCGCGAGGGTGAGGTGTTTGCCAACCTTGAGTGTGCCGAAGACTTCATGAATGATTTGGCGTGGTTATATTGCGAGTTGTGTCAAATCTGTGGCTCATAATGAATGGGCTGAGTATTACAGAAAGTGAGGTGACATTATGTCTCTATTATCAACAACTATCGCCGCAGTGATTACCGCAGTGGCACCACCCGACGATGCTCCGGCTATCGACCATGCGTTGTATGCCATGCGTATCGTGGAGTCCAACAACAACCCTGATGCCGTAGGTGATGGGGGTAAAGCCATTGGCATGTACCAGATATGGGAACCGTATTGGTTGGATGCCCTACGCTTCACGCCCTCCATTGGTGGCGAGTATGAGGACTGCTTTGATCCTGAGTATGCGGAGAAAGTTGTCCGCTCTAACTTGGGTGGATATTGCACCAAGCGTAGGTTAGGTCGAGAGCCTACCGTGTTTGACTTCCTGCGTATGCACTGTGGTGGTCCCAATGGTCACAAGGCAACGGGCAAGAAGAGGAAGAACCTCGATGTGTACTCTGCCAAGTGTGTGAAAGCCCACCCGTTCTTGGCAACTCTGTTTGATCCTTATAAGGAGGTGCTGAAGTGAGCGTAAATAAATCAACAATCGACTGGCTGGAAAGCCAAGAGCATCCCGTTGCAATCTGCGTGGTCTGGACAAAGGGGGATGCTGACAAACACCAGACAGACCAAGGGTTGCAACCGCTCACCGACGACCAATGGGACTCGGTACTCCGTTTGCTTGAGAAAGGCGGCATGTCCGAACTTGACTGGGAGAATCTAAACTTTTGTATTGAGGAGGTGCTGAAGTGAGACTACCTAGAAACGATTGGTATGCGTACAGTGCCGAACATGGCTTCGGTCACATTGGTCAGTGTGATAAATCTACCGCTGAAAAAACGGCAGATACTATTTACCCTGATGGGTATGACTTCATCCTTCAGGCTTATGACATGAAGACAATGTTTGAGCAGATATACAAGGCCATCAAGTATCACCGTGATCTTGAGGAAGAACATACCGAGTGTATGCGTCACGATGCCGAGACTGGTAGAGATGACGATGATGATTTGGAGTCCGATGTCCACGAAGAAAGTGAGGATGATGATGAGTGATAAACTACAATCAAACTTGAAAGCATTCCTTAGATACAACTACACCGAAGAACCATTGAGTCGGGAGAAGTTACTCCATATCATCGAATGGTTCGCTGGCACTTACTGGTTCAACAATGATGAAGCCCCGTATTGGTTTCACAATGTCCCTGAGATTGCTGAACAACTCACTGATAAATATAAGTCTGGAGGTGCAACATCAGACTCAACCAACTTCCCCAAACGGGCGGACTAGAACTGTGGCGTGGGGCATCACTCATTGACGGTGCCCCCATCGTCTTCATCGCCACTCTCCAAACAACCAACCGCAAGACTGGCAACATGATCCAGACTTGGATACTTCATCAAGACATGTCCCCCGTGGATGCAGTCATGTCTGGTGCTGATGAAAGTATCTGCGGCAAGTGCATCCATCGTGCCATCAATGGCAAGAAGCGTTCGTGCTATGTCAACGTAGGTCAAGCACCATTGCAGATCTGGCGTGCATGGCAGAACAACAAGTATCCTCAAGTCAAACCCCTTGACTTCGGCGACTATTACAGTAGGTACAGATCCATCCGGCTCGGTGCCTATGGTGATCCTGCTGCCGTACCGCTGCGAGTATTGCATGCCCTCATGTATCACGACTGGGTGGGCCATACTGGGTACACACACCAATGGCGTGACTGCGACCCTCGATATGCGAACTACCTCATGGCATCGGTGGATACTGAGGCTGAGTATTGGGAGGCCAAGGCTGATGGCTGGCGTACCTTCCGTACCCTCACCCCTGATGACTCACTGACTGATGGTGAGATGTCCTGCCCTGCTTCTGATGAGGCGGGCAAACGCACCACATGTGATCGGTGCAAACTTTGTGCTGGTAATTTCAGTAATCGTCCTCGCCAGCCCAAGGATATTGCTATCATAGCCCACGGCGTAGGGGCTAAGAACTACGCCAGAAAGTTAGAGGTGCAACATGCGTGATCCTGTACAGGAACTCTTCGACAAGGAGTTGAAGAACCACATGGCTGACTCGTTCGCTATTGCGTTGGATGGCCTGATGTCCAATGCTTCCAAGTGGGAAAGCCATGACCTGATGATGGAACATATACGTTCTTACATAATCAAACGATACGGATCTTCTGATTCACTAGAAGAATTTCTAAATCTCTGTGTTCACTATGCGTGTAGTGACAGAACTCATTTGACTCTTACTGAAAAGGAGTAACCCTATGGTTGCTATCAACACTGACATTCCTACCCCGTCCGCTAAGAACTTGATGGGCAACTGGGGCAAAGCGTACACCACTGAACAGGTGTCCCGTCTTTCTCCGCCCAAGCACACCGATACTCACAAGCCTAAGGATCACCACACTCTCTTCGATATGGTGTCCAATGGTCTTCATCGTGCAGGCTTCCAACACTCTGAGCCTCTGCACTATGTAGGTCAGGGGCGTGTGAGTACCGATGACAAAGCACCGGCTAAGTTCATGACCGTCATGAATATTCGTCATGAGAAGATCACTGACCATGCCGGTGGTCTTCAGATCAACCGTCAGGTGTTCATCCAAAACTCCTATGACAAGTCGATGTCTATCCAGTTGATTACTGGCATCGAGGTTTGTATCTGCACCAACGGCATGACTATGGGTCAGGTCGAGGATGAGATCCGACGCAAGCAAACCAAGAACATCGACGAGGATATCTACAAGATTGTGTACGGTGGCATCGACAAGATGCTCGGCAACTTCCTTGCCCAAGACCAGCGGGTCAAGCAACTCCAGAACACGGAGATGACCAACCGCATGGCTGATCACATCATCATGGACTGTATGCGTGCCGGGGTCATCAACCCTGCCGGTGTCAAGGATGTGTGGGACAAGTGGGATACACCTAACTACGCTGAGTACAAGGATCGTAATGCTTGGTCACTTGCCAACGCATTCACCGAGCGTGGTCGTGGTCGCAACATCTTCGGGCGACACGGTGCTAACACCCGCATGCTGGACATCATCGACACATACACTGACAACGCATCCCGACCCATCCCTTCGGATGACACGGATGCACAATCTGTGTACACTGCCGATGCCATGCCAGTCTCGGCTGACTTCTAAACTTTCTCCTCACTGCTCCCCCTTTCAGTGCCCCCCAGTCACACACGCACCTCCGGTGGCTGGGGGGTTTTTTCATAAGTGCGTAACATCAACCATCATGGAGGTGAACATGAGTATTCGTGTACGAGGTAAGTCTTTTCAGGTAGACTTTGTGCGTAAAGGACAAAGATACAGGAGAGACTTCAAGACATATCAGGATGCGTCAGATGCAGAGGTGAAAGCCAAGGCTCGATTACTTGAAGGACTTGACCCGTTCCCCAGTCAAGAACTTGAACCCGTGTCGCTGGGGAAAACATTCGGAGAATCCAGTGAAGAAGTATGGAATCTTGAGTGGAGTAAGGGCAAGTCTGCCAATAAAACTAGAGGCAGACTCAACCTTGTTCAGATGGATATTGGTAGGGATACTCTACTGACTGACATCACCACGGATCGGCTCGATCAATACACGATTGAGTTGGAGCGTGAGGGCAACAGTGGAGCAACCATCAACCGAAAGATATCCATTGTGTCCAAGGTTCTCAAGCATGCTTACCGTCGTGAGGAACTGGAGCGTAT